GAGCTGCTGGGTAAGATATCAGACGTAGGGCTGTTTACTGATAAGTCTGAGGTAACAATCACCCACCAAACCACAGATGACCTCAAAGAAAAGCTCCGTATCAAGCTCGCAAAGCTGGTAAACCCGCCCCCACCCATAGAAGATGCAATCTTAGTCCCTAACGAGGACATGGATGTGGACGAAGAGTTTGGTTTTGATGATGACTGAGGCACTCGACTTCACAGAAGCCGATATTGAGGTTATGCTTGCCAATCTGGACGCGTTCAGCACCGAAGAAGCAGTAGAAATTGACCGTATGGTCGACGAGCTACAGACGAGAAACACCAATACGCGTGCGCATGACGACTTGATTGAGTTCTGCAAGTTGATGATGCCGGACTTCATTGTGGGAAGGCATCATAAAATCCTTGCGGGTATGCTTATGGACATTGAGCGTGGGGAGAAAGACCGTATCTGTGTTAATATCCCACCACGGCACGGTAAGTCACAGCTTGTGTCTATCTTCTTTCCAGCATGGTTCTTGGGGCGTAACCCCGGCAAGAAGGTTATGATGGTCTCGCACACCACTGATCTCGCTGTAGATTTTGGCCGTAAAGTACGTAACTTGATAGCTACAGACACGTATAGCTCTATCTTTCCTACTGTTAAGCTAGCGCAGGATAGTAAGTCAGCGGGTCGGTGGAATACAAACGTAGGAGGAGAATACTATGCGTGCGGTATTGGTTCCGCCCTTGCTGGTCGTGGCGCTGACTTGCTACTTATTGACGATCCTCACTCTGAACAAGATGTCATCAACGGCAACTTTGGAGTCTTTGAGAAGGCTTATGAGTGGTTCACCTTTGGTGCTCGTACCCGTCTGATGCCGGGAGGCCGCGTTGCGATCATACAAACAAGGTGGCATTTAGACGATCTGACAGGGCGTGTAACGCGTGACATGTCAAAGAACGAGCGAGCTGACCAGTACGATGTGGTAGAGTTCCCAGCAATTTTAGACGTCAAAGACAAGAAGACCAAGAAGATGGTGCAAAAGCCTCTGTGGCCTGAGTTCTTTGATCTGGAAGCGCTCCTCAGAACCAAAGCGTCTATGCCCGTGTTTCAATGGAACTCGCAGTATCAACAACAGCCCACTACAGAAGAAGCCGCGATGGTCAAGCGGGAGTGGTGGAACGAGTGGACACAAGACGCGCCCCCTTCTTGCGAGTATATTATCATGTCGCTTGACGCCGCAGCCGAGAAGCACAACCGTGCAGACTTTACAGCCCTTACCACATGGGGGGTATTCCTTAACGACGAGACCAACGCGTACAATATTATATTGTTAAATAGCATAAAAGAGCGTATGGAGTTCCCAGAACTAAAGCAGCTTGCGATGGAAGAGTACCGCGATTGGGAACCAGACTCGTTCATTGTGGAGAAGAAAAGCTCTGGTGTGGCCCTGTATCAAGAGATGCGACGTATGGGTCTACCGGTGTCTGAGTACACACCACACAGGGGGTCAGGGGATAAGTTAGCAAGACTTAACTCCGTTGCAGATATCGTGGCGTCAGGGATATGCTGGGTGCCACAGACAAGATGGGCCGAAGAAGTTGTCGAAGAGATTGCAGGATTTCCATTTATGAGTAATGATGACCTTGTAGACTCCACGGTGATGGCCCTTATGCGCTTTCGGCAGGGAGGGTTTATACGGTTGCCTACCGATGAGCCTGAAGAAGAACGGTTCTTCAAACAACGCCGAGGCGGATATTATTAGGGGATTTAGCTATGGCTATTGAAAAAGGACTATATGCAGCGCCACTGGGCCTAGGGGATGACCTCGACGGCGGCTTGGAGGGTGTGGACGAGATGGACGTCTCTGAGTTAGAGATCGAAATACTCGACCCAGAGTCTGTTACACTGGACGACGGAAGCATGGAGATCACCATTATCCCCGGTGATGAGATGGACTTCACTGAATTTGGTATGAACTTAGCCGAAGTGCTGGATGAATCGCACCTTACAGAGCTGTCTAACGACCTTGTGGGGTATATCCAGACCGATATTGACGGGCGTAAGGACTGGGCGGATACATTCGTCAAAGGTTTGGACGTCATTGGCTTCAAATACGAAGAGCGTATGGACCCATGGGAAGGCGCGTGTGGCGTTAACTCTGCAATTCTAGCGGAAGCAGCTATCCGGTTCCAAGCGGAGACTATGAGTGAGACGTTCCCGGCAGCGGGACCAGTAAAAACCAAGATTTTGGGGGAAGAAACCAAAGAAAAAGAGGAAGCAGCGGCCCGTGTTAAGGCTGATATGAATTATGAACTCACTGAGAACATGATTGAGTATCGCCCAGAGCACGAACGGATGCTATACAGCCTTGGATTGGCTGGTTCGGCGTTCAAAAAGGTGTATTTTGACCCTAATTTAGGCCGTCAAGTAGCCATTTATATCTCCGCAGAAGACGTAATTGTGCCCTACGGGGCGTCTAATATCGAGTCCGCAGAGCGTGTAACGCACGTAATGCGTAAGACAAAGAATGAATTAAAGAAGCTACAAGCCGCCGGATTCTACCGTGATGTAGACCTTGGGGAACCAGAACCGTATCACACTGATATTGAAGAGAAAAAAGCCGAAGAAGGTGGCTATTCTCTGACGGACGATGATCGGTACGCGATTTATGAAGTTCACGCTGACCTTCTTATTGAAGGCGTTGATGACGACGATGAGATTGCTCGCCCATACGTTGTCACCATTGAGCGTGGAAGCGGCGAAGTGTTGGCAATCCGTAGAAACTACGAAGAGGGCGACCCACTCACCCTCAAGCGTCAGCACTTCGTCCACTATGTTTATGTGCCCGGGTTTGGCTTTTATGGTCTTGGATTGATCCACATTATCGGTGGATACGCTCGTGCCGGTACTTCCTTGATACGTCAGCTTGTTGATGCTGGTACGCTCTCCAACCTCCCGGGAGGGCTAAAGTCCCGTGGACTACGTATCAAGGGGGACGACTCACCGATCAGCCCGGGTGAGTTTAAGGACGTAGATGTGCCGTCAGGGTCTATCCGTGACAACATCATGCCTCTTCCTTACAAAGAGCCTTCACAGACGCTTCTCGCCCTTTTGAACCAGATTACGACTGAAGGTCGCAGATTGGGTGCGATTAGTGACATGGACATATCGGATATGTCGGCCAACGCTCCTGTGGGCACAACACTGGCGCTCCTAGAGCGCACGTTGAAACCTATGGCTGCGGTGCAAGCACGCGTACACTACGCGATGAAGAATGAGTTTAAGCTACTCAAGGCCATTATGGCTGAGTACGCCCCTGCAGAGTACGCCTACGTGCCTGCTAGAGGTGAGGTGAGTGCCAAGCGGTCTGACTATCTGATGGTGGACGTGATCCCTGTCAGTGACCCTAACAACTCCACTATGGCGCAGCGAGTTGTGCAGTATCAGACCGTGCTACAGATGTCAGCGCAGGCTCCACAGATATATGACCTGCCGCAGTTACACCGCCAGATGATAGAAGTATTGGGCGTGAAGAACGCCGACAAACTTGTCCCAACTAAGGACGACGCGAAACCAACAGACCCGATCAGCGAGAACATGGATGCCCTTATTGGCAAGCCTATGCAAGCGTTTATCTATCAAGACCACGATGCGCACATCACTACGCATACGTCGTTCTTGCAAGACCCTATGGTCGCGCAGATGATCGGGCAAAACCCACAGGCCAAACAGATCATGGCCTCGCTACAGGCGCACATCGCCGAACACCTTGGGTTCTCTTATCGTCAGAAGATAGAAGAGAAGCTAGGCGCACCACTACCCGCTCCGAACGAGGAGATGCCGGAAGATATGGAAGTACAACTGTCACGTCTGGTCGCAGACGCAGGCAAGCAGCTTACACAGGCGAACCAACAGCAGGCAGCACAGCAGAAGGCTCAACAGCAGCAGCAAGACCCGATCATCCAGATGAAACAGGCCGAGCTGCAGATCAAGCAAGCCGAAGAGCAGCGTAAAGCAGCAAACGACCAAGCTGACGCGCAGATCAAACAAGCTGAAATGCAGTTAAAGCAGCAGAAGATGATGATCGACGCCAAGGTGGCTTCCGAGCAGCTTAATATCGACAAAGCAGAGTTAGCGATTGACGCTAAACGCCAAGGCGTGCGGGATATGAGCGCTAAACGAGTAGAAGAGAACAAAGTTGACCTTGAACTCGCCCGTATGGCGCAGGCAGCACAGCAGCAAACACCACAAACACCTAAGAAGGAGTCATAACCTACCATGGCTAAAACCGTCTTTGACGTGCTTACACGAAAAATCGACGAGGACATCTCGTCTGCACAGAGTTTCTTAACCGCGGGATCGCCTAAAGATTACGCGAACTATAGGGAAGTTGTTGGTTTAATTCGGGGTCTCGAAACCAGCAAACAGTACGTGGAAGACCTCGCGAAGAACTATATGGAAAACGATGATGACTGATGAACCAGTTAAAATCAGCGACGCTGAATTGGAACTACAACTACCACGTCCCGTGGGCTACCGCGTCCTTGTTGCGCTACCGCAACCTGACGAAACCGTAGCAGGGACATCTATCCTGAAAACTGAAACCGCTAAAACCCAAGATCACATCATGTCCATCATTGGTTTGGTCGTCGATATGGGCGCTGGGGCCTACGCTGATAAAGAGCGTTTCCCTGACGGAGCTTGGTGTAAAGAAGGCGATTTCGTGATGTTCCGTATGAACTCAGGAACGCGTTTCACCATTGGCGGCATTGAGTACCGGCTTATGAACGACGACTCCGTAGAGGCCGTTGTGACTGATCCTAGTGGCATTCAGAGGGCATAGATATGGCATTTCAAAAAGTAGAGTTTGAGTTTGAAGATGAAGACGACAACAAGATGGCTATCGAAGAGTCTAGCGCAGTTGAGATTGACATCTCCGGTAAGAAAACTGCAGAAGAGTTTGCCGCAGATGCGGCTGACGATGACGATGACGATAATGCGGTTGAAGTGGAAATTGTTGATGATACGCCTAAAGCTGACCAAGGCCGTAAAGCCTCAGAGCCACCTACGGACGTCACTGATGAAGAGTTGGGAGACTATTCAGACAAAGTGCGTAAACGAATACAACACTTTTCTAAAGGCTATCACGATGAGCGTAGGGCTAAAGAAGAAGCTCTTCGCGCCAGTCAAGAGCTTGAGCGCGTCACTCAACAGCTTATCGCAGAGAATAAAACGCTAAAGGGCAACGTCAATAAGAACCAAACGGCTCTCCTTGCGCAGGCAAAAAAGAACGCCGAGAACGAGACCGCAGGCGCTAAACGAGCATACAAAGAAGCCTATGAGTCCGGTGACTCAGACGCGGTGCTCGCAGCACAAGAAAGTTTAACGAATGCTAAGATAAAGTCTGATAGACTAGCAAACTTCAAACTACCGGCTTTACAGGAAACACAAACTCCTGTACCCTCGCCAGTAGAACAGATCGCTCCGGCAGTACAAGTCGACGAACGAGCCGCGGGTTGGCAAAAGACCAATTCATGGTTTGGAGACGACGATGAGATGACAAGTTTGGCGCTGGGGCTGCACAACAAACTTGTCAAACAGGGCGTAAGCCCGCAGAGTGATGAATACTACGAGACGATTGATTCTCGTATGCGTCAGGTTTTCCCCGATAACTTCGAGGATGCCGAACCGAAGAAGCGAAAGACACAGGTGGTCGCCCCCGCAACGCGGAGCACAGCACCCAAGAAAGTGACGTTGACACGCACACAAGTCCAGCTCGCTAAACGGTTAGGGTTGACCCCCGAACAATACGCCAAACAGGTTGCAATAGATATGAGGAAACAATAATGGCTGAAAATCGCATCAATCGCGAGCTTGAAACTCGTGAACGTACCACTCGTAAGAAGTCTTGGTCGAGACCGGAGGTGTTACCATCTCCCAATCCAGAGGCTGGATACGATTATCACTGGGTCCGCGTGAGCACGCAGGGCCATGTAGACGCCACAAATGTTTCTTCAAAACTAAGAGAAGGTTGGGAGCCTGTAAAGGCATCGGATCACCCAGAAATTACCATGGTCGCCATTGAGATAGAGCGATTTAAAGACAACGTGGTTATTGGCGGTTTGATGTTGTGTAAGGCTCCAACGGAGTTAGTTGAAGAGCGGAATGAGTATTACTCAAACCAAGCAAAGTCTCAGATGCGCTCCGTAGATAACAACCTTATGAGAGAAAATGACCCTCGTATGCCTCTGTTTAATGAACGGAAAACGAAGGTTACTTTCGGTAAAGGAACTTAATTTTAGGAGCTTAAAATGGCTTATCCTACTGTTTCCGGTCCTTATGGACTGAAACCGGTCAACTTGGTCGGCGGGCAGGTATTCGCGGGGGCAACTCGTCAAATACCTATTGCTTCAGGCTACAACACGAATCTCCTTAACGGAGACCTTGTGAAGATCGTAGCTGCGGGCACACTCGAAAAAGATGCTGGCACTGCAACTGCAACTCCCGTAGGTGTATTCCTTGGTTGTAAGTACACTGACCCTAACTTGGGCTATGAGTTGTACAGCCAATATTTCCCTGCAAACACTGCAGCATCTGACATCGTTGCTTACGTAGCAGACGATCCTGACCAGCTTTATAAAGTTGCCGTTGTATCTGGTACAACTGTAATCGCTGGCGTAGGTCGCACTGTTGTAGGTAACAACGTGTCACTCGTTCAGAACGCAGGTTCAACCCAGTCTGGGAATTCGAGGGTCGCTGTACTTTCGACTTCAGCAGCCACCACGAACACTCTGCCAATTCGCGTCATCGACGTGGTAGCAGAGACAGCATCAGCCGCAAACACTTATGTCGAGCTGATTGTTAAGTTCAACTGGGGCATGCACCAGTATCAAAACGCAACCGGCGTATAGGAGAATAACTCATGGCAATTTCACGCGCCCAGCTACTTAAAGAGCTGCTCCCCGGCCTGAACGCACTGTTCGGAATGGAATACGCAAAATACGGTGACGAACACGCCGAAATTTATGAAACAGAGTCCTCAGACCGTTCATTTGAGGAAGAGACCAAATTATCCGGTTTCTCAGCAGCCCCAGTCAAAGACGAAGGCTCTGCAATCGAGTACGACAATGCGCAAGAAGCATGGTCCGCTCGTTATACACACGAAACCATTGCGATGGGTTTCTCAATCACTGAGGAAGCT